ACTCCATTGCCACCAGCATTACCTTTATACACGACAGATCCCTTGTCTATCGCAAATTTAGTATATCGTACAATGCTGAGTTCGCCATTGACAGCATATGATACAGGTTCATTGGATGCGACTTCATATCTGCCAATTGTTTCGACTGGGACAGTCATCACTGATGCATTATATGATACATTAGACGCGTATGCTATTGTTTTTCCGCCTATAGTAATTTTAGCATTTGCGCCCGTTACAAAACTTGGATTGTTTGAATATTGTGCCATATCTTCTCCTTTGTGGTGTGGTTCCACTTACCTAAAATTTGAGTCCACTATTGGACTATTGCTATAACTATACTATATTTTAGGTTAAAAATGATGAAGTACAATTATCTCATGTTTGAAAAATATGATATACTCGAGCAAGATCTGCATTAAGGGTATACGTATTTAAATAATCGAGTATCTGATTTGAAGTACCAGTAAATATAGCTCTCTTAGCTAAACTATTCATTCTTGATATTCGTGTCTTAATCGAATTAGTAAAACTACCACCACGATTAGTAAGATTATGCCTGATAGTACCTTCATCCTCGATGATTATTATAAGTTGTATATTAAAACGATGACTCTGATTCTTTATAAAAGTCGATATACCAGATGTAAGAGCCAATACTGGCAACTTTTTAGAATCCCAGCAAGCCAAAATAATATCTTTCTTAGGAAATAGATCGCTATCGATAATATGCATACTAGGATTAGTTATCCTAGAGAGGATCCAACTTTTTCCAGCACCAGATACACCAGTCACCAGAAAAAGATCCTTTTTAGGATGCTTTTCTCCCTTAAATCCGATCCAATCTCTACCAAGAAGTTTTTTACACATACTATCAGCTTCTTCGGTATATCGATCACCTTTAGATATATTTTCTTTATGCCACATTGGTCGACAATTAGTATAGTGCTGTAATTTATTAAATTCTTCTGTATTTAATGCTTGAGCAGCAGGACATATATGATCAATTGTCCAACCTGTAACAGAGTAATTATCCCAAGTCATACCTAATTGAAATTGATCTTCTATGTATTTTTTGTAAAAATCATAATCAGCACCAATTATCTCATAAGATCGTCCATTCTTCTTATATCCACCTTTCTTAGTCTGATGCCATATTAGTGATCTAGTATTTTCTTTCAATCTTTTTAGAGACGTCTTACTTTTCTTTATTCGCTTGACTTTTGGTTTCTTGTGACATGCTACGCATGTCGATTCTACACCTAATCTGTATCTATTAGATTTATAAAAATGATCAAGATCTTTAACTATACCACATACTTTACATTTTTTACCAAGTTCTGGATCTGTCTTTGGTGCATAACAATCTCGACTACAATACGTCATTGTTCGATGTTTTTTTTTAGAGGTGATTGGTTTGCCACAACTTAGACATAATGAGTATGGAATATTATTTAATTTAAATATAGCTACCTTATATTGATCTCGGCTCATAGTACTTGAGATGTGTTTCTTTGAGTGTGAACCAACAAGGACTTTATATTCAGATACCTCTAGTGAACAACAGGGACATTTTATCATATATAGATTATACTATCAATTAAATAAAAAAGGGCAAGAATATTCTTGCCCCGATTGAACTTTGTCTAATAAAATCAGCTATTAAGCGTTGCTCTGTGCCCTTTGGAGTGAAATATCGCATAAAACGAAGTCGATTCCCTCAACTAGTTTAGCTACTAAACTTATATTTACCACATTGCCATTGATCTGCACAACCAGCTGTTTATAGCCGTTCTTCGCATCATTTGTGCTCACTGTAATTCCTTGAGCTAAATATGCGCCTAAGATGCTCTCACATGTGCTCTTGATCTCAGCAGCCCCTACAGTGTTCTTCAAGCCAATGTAGATATTCTCAAGTTGATTTCTGAAGTCAAATGCTAACACATCTGCAGCATACTGACAATGACCTCTGTTGTAGAACCAGTTAGAATCTTTGCCATATGTTGTATTGTCGACAACAAGTCTGAACCCACCGGTCTGAGGAGCTTCCCAGAAGGTAAGGCCACTTATAATACCATCATCATACTGAATATCTGGATCAAAATCAATTACGATGTTCTGCTCAGGGGTAGACATTGCCTGTCCAGTCTGCCTGATACCAGACATATTGAAGTACTTGAAAGTCATTGGATTACCGATAGATGATCCTGCGCGAGCACCAGCAAGTAGACATGCTCCAGCCCATGGCTGAAACCACTGAATTACTCCTTGAGAGTTGATGTTCCTAATATCTTGTATCATCATCTGGACTCTAGCGTATGCCATAGTCATGATCTTAGTTTTGCAATTTATATATGTATCTTTTAGCGACAAATATCCTTGTCTCTCAGACTTCTTCTTGGTAGTTGACATCAAGCTGAGGTGAGTTTTCACTGCTTGGTTAATACCATCGATAGTGTAAGTAGAAGAAAGATCAGTAAGATTGTCAGTCTTATCTGCAGTAGCGTCTCTAGAGAAGAGAGGGATAACACTATTGACACGGATCTTCTCGAACTTAGAGAGTGCACTAGATACTTCAGCTGTCAAGGTTGCGCCTTTAACTCCACCTACTAAGAAGGTCTCTGTAAGAGCTACAGGAAGACCTAGGGTTACTTGACTAAGTAAGTCAGCAATTTGAGAGGCAGCAAAGAAATTAGCTACTTCATATGCATTCATATACATGGATGCACCAGCTACAACTGAGGTGCTTGTAGCAGTGTCAAGTACAGAAACAGGCAGTCTAGAATCAACAGTAGTTCCGATCACTGCACTCCAACCATTACCCAGTAAGTTAATGTCACTTACTAAATCCTGAATACTATTATATCCAGACTTAGAGAGTGTTGTTGTAGTTGCCCCATCAAATAGAACAATATTATTTGTATCAATTGTAATAGTAGAGCCGACAGTAGCATTTGTTACAGTCAATACTACTGTTCCACCGACTGTTGCAGTCTCAACTAATACATCTCTCTTCTGAGAGAGTGTAATGGTACGAGTTAGACCAGCTCCAACAATCTTAAGTGTGATCCTGTTTCCACCAACTCCCCACTCTTTAGCACGAACTGTTGCATAAGCACCAGCAAGTGCCAAACTAGCTCTTACTGAAGCATTGGTCTTGTAAATATATACTGCTTGAGCTCCGCCTGGGATTGCTCCATCAGCACCGGGAGAGAATAAGAACCCACATGCGTCAACAATAGGTCCAGTCTTGTACTTATTTCTAATAGAGATCATCTGATCAGGAGTGAAGAAGTTGTTTGAGATATTAATCTCTGATGCTCCAGGAGTACCTGCATCAGCCTCACCGAAGATTGCAATTAGACCTGTTGGACTAAGTGGAAAACCACCACTAAGATCAATCGATATCTTAGAATAAGCCGACGGCTTATATATCGTAGCGCCGTTGAACGAAATATTTATTGCCACGTTATTTCTCCTTCATTCCGAGAGATCTTAGATCGTCTCGCATTAAAACTCGTTTGTTAATATTTGGGTATTCACTACAAAACATAGTCCATTTCTCTAGACCAACTTTTGCCCAAAATCCCTTAATCTCAATTATATCACCATTGCTTAGCTGAAAATCTGGGCTAAATATCTTACCATTTGATAATTTATATTGAGGCTCATATTTCCACTCTATTCCATTAGAATCCATCCAGTTGGCATAAAAGAGCTCATAAGATGAGCGAAGTTTGAATTTCCCCTTAGATCCATCATATTGAAAGATTCTACCCTTCCAGTGAGGTCTTTGTCCAGCACTCTTAGCAGATAGAATAGCTTTAGTCTCATCGGAGTGGGTGTGTCCCTTAAACTGATTGCCATGTTGTTGACAGTACTCGCGCTGTTTATAACTTATCATTCCCTTACTCTCATCAGAGTGAGTATGTCCAAGCCATGGATGAGTTCCGCCATTTTTAACATAGCTGTTATCACTCATCTTTTGTTTAGTCTCTTTACTCACTATCTTTCCACTGTGCTTAATCGAGCTAGCACACTCAGTGCAATATTTATTGACACTTGATCTCAAATACCCTCTATCCTTATTACATTTTATGCATTTTGCTCTATATAGTCTTCGACTGCTGGTTCCTGGTCGCATTATAAAGTCATTATAGTCTATCCATGCCTTCCTATCCTCAAGGATCCTATTATCTACATTATTCTTACTTCTACAGGAACCACATAGCTTACTGTAATTATGGGGTAAACGATATCCCTTGTCAATCCTACATTGTGGGCAGTGTGTTCTGTATCTACGCTTACTAGTTCCTGGTAAAATGATAAAATCATTAAAATTAACATTAGATGGTCTAGTAGCAATATCACCTATGCGTGAACAGTACCTGCATAATCGATCCTTCTCGCTAGAGCGCTTATATCCCCTATCAAATCCACAATTATTGCAGGTCATATGATAATGCTTTACTATACCAAGACCATTATTGCCTATCTTAAAATCGTTGTAGTCTATCACCCTAGGACAACACCATACATTTTAAGAGCTGCATCAAAATCGACCATGCTGGCCATTACGGGGACCTTGCGAGCATTAAAGTCTGCCTTGATAATTTCTCTGTGGTGACAGGCTGGAATCTTGCTTGCTCGTACAGAAAACCACGTCTCAAATTCGACTAATTCGACAACAGGTTCTACTACCACTACTGCTACTTCTTCTTCTTTTTCTATTACTTGATTCTTCTCATTCTTTGCCATATATTCTCCAATCTTTATAGGTTTATATCTTCTTCATTATTTAAGTCATGCATACTACTAGCTATAATTCCATTACTGGCAGTAGTATCTACATTCGATGGATCTACATCGTACGAAGTAGAAAGACTACTTGCTTCCTCTAGACCAACAGCCATATCTGTATTGATATCTTCTATAAGTTCATCTGTGGTAAAAGGAGTCCAGAAATTCTGTGTAGTACATCTAAATCTAATCCATCTAGTCCATATATTCTCAGTCATTCTATTGGCATCTTTGTTATAGTCAGAGGCACTGAATGTTTGCAGTCGTAGTCCCATTGACTCTGCCATCAACTTATACCTGAACAGGATATATGATGTTATATAGTAAAGCCATAAAATATGGTCCCCGGCACGGTTAGCATGGATGCCTATGTCAAGCATCACAGTAAATACCCCAACACCAGTCTCATCTCCGAGCTCATCTACGTAGGCAATGTCACCAATAGCTGACTTGTCCTCGGCTTCTGTCTCTGTTGCTAGATGAATACTTATGCATGGGATAACCTGAGCATTAAAGGACCACGCCTTGATGACAGGGATCTTTGTCGTAGCGAACCATAACCAAATTTCGTCTAGATAAGTCTGACCGTAATCATTGTTTAAGCTACTATCAGTAAATTGAGTAAAGATAGACTCGAATGCAGCTCTATCTTTTCTAAGCTGCTTTATCCCGTAGTCAATAAGTTTTGTCATAGCCACTTCCGGCATCACGAAACTCATAGTTTTGCTCCTTTCTTGAGATTATCCTTAGCCCAGAGAGGCTGTAGATTGGTATAGTGACAGGCTAGTTTTACCTGGACAGGATCAGATAGGTCAAAGCTAGATAGAGGCCTGATGTGATCAATATGCCAGCCAGTTCTGGACCAATTATCCCAGGTCATATTGGATTGAAATTTAGACTCTAAATAAGTCTTTAATTCTTCTATAGAGCAGCCTAAATCTTTTACTGCTGAACCAGATTTAAAATTTCCCCTTATAGCAATATTAATACGACATCGTAAATCAACACGTAATCGCCTAATAGGATCCTGTCTCATTCTATAATATCTCTCTTTGCTTAAGATGTGATCCTTATCTTTAAACTCTTGTGTTTTTCGCATTTTACGACGCACATCATTATAACAATCTGTACTACAATACTTACTTGAACTTCGAGTAGAGTTAAATTCTTTATTGCAACATATACAGACAGCAATGATTTGTTTTTTATTTTTACTACGCCACTCTCGTATACGATCAACTTGATACTCGTGATTTTGCGTACGATAGTATTGATTGTTACACCTAGGACTACAAAATCTAGAGATTGATTTATAACTTAAGAATATTGCACTACAGTATTGACATATTTGTTCATGACTTTTAATTCTAATCTTTCTCATATCTTTCCTCTTCTACATTAAGATTATACCTTAATAAGAATAGGTCTAAAACGCCTCACTGTAGTTCCTGATGATGTCGGCAATGATCTGATCATGAGATTGAGTTAGGGCATTATTGATCTGTGACATGTCACCTGTAAAGTCTTTATCTTTAGCTGGAAGTACCCACTGTGTATTGCGACTCTGCTTAGAAGTGGCTGTTCGAAATGATTTAGTAGCTTCACTCTTTGGAGCAACTCTATCATATTGTGCTACTGCTTTTTCATATCTCTCTGCAGATAGTGCTTTCTGCGCATCAAATATATTAGTATATATCGCGGGTTTTGACTTCTTACTAGGTGAACCAACTGGTATTATTTTATAGACTCCGCTACCATCTGCCATTGGTTTAGCATTATGAGTTAATAACTTGTCCAACATAGGATAAGGAGGATCACTGAAGTCCATACTACCTGATGCTGTATCTAGTACAAAAGCATCTGGTCTAGGCCTGAGATCATTGATAAACTCCAGTGAATCCTTCTGGACACCAATCTGTACAGCTTGATCTATTGCAGAATCCATCTGATCTTGAAGGGCAATAATTATCTCTTGCTCTGCTTTGCTAATAATAGCTTCTACAGTATCACTATCTATACCACGTGATGTGAGTATACGGCGAAGTCCATCCAACTCGAATTGTATGCTTCTCATTACTTGCCACGCTTGATAGCTCTTGCACGAAGGTCGTGTAAGAAATTCGCCTTTTCTTCGTCTTGCCACTCAGACTCAAAGGTAATCTTGATTTTACCGTTTGGAGATATCTCAACTTGTGGTCGTGGTAGGTAAGGATAGTTCTCGTCATGGACTTTATCTGGATTACCAGGACGAGTTGAGAAAGCCTCTACTATTTCTGGTCCAGATTTCATTCCATCTATCTTTTCTTGAAGATCTCTAAGTTTTTGCTCGAGTTCATCTATCTCATTGCCTGTAAGTTTAGTGAGTTCATTGTGTTTATCTGTAATTGTATGGATGACATCTTCTAACCTATCGAATAACTTCATTATTCTGGCTTCTACTTGCTGTAGGTCTACTGCCATGCCATTGCGCATCTGCTCGCGGATGGTCTCCATTTCCTGATATATATTTCCGATACTATGTTTATGATAGTTATCCATCAGGGTCTTTACTCCACCCTCAATAAGATCATCTGTCAGAGCATTCTCATCGATTAGCTCTAACTCCTTTTCATCCTCAGGAAGATACCATTCAAATACACTCATAAGTGCTACCGTTAACTCAGGTAGTGACTTATTAGTAAATTGATATATTACTTTATGTCCGTCAGTAACTCGGCCAGAGTAGATATCGCTCATGTGCTTGCGTATATTAACAATACATGTGTCCATCTTAAAATCTTTGAAGGATTCATCAGTCATATCTTTAACTGCATTCCTCAAGGATCTGAATAAGCCATTACCGACAACCTTTAGTGCATCACCGTGTGTTACTTCTAGAACAGCATCTCCCTGCTGTCTGATAACATTCTTCTCTAATTTTTCTAATAAGAGCATTCCACTTAGTGACTTGCCTAAATGTTGCTCAATCCATGTCTTCAGTACTTTCTGATCGCATGGTCGCACTTTATCCCACTCTATTTCTAAAGGTTCAATCCACTTTAAATTTGATAGGTCATCACCTGCTTTAAGATCTCCAGTGAAACTCTCTACTAAAAATACAACAGTATTACAACCATCTATCTTGCCCTTCCAGATCTCAGTAGGATTATGACCGGTGAGACCAGTCTCTTCGTTGAGTTCTCTCATGGCTGTTATTGCATGACTTCCTATATCGGCATCGTCCATGTATCCACCAGGAAGAGATAGACCCTCGCTGTGGTCACCAAATAAGATCCGTCCCATGTCGTCCATTACTACAGTGGCAGCAGTACACGTCTTGTCTGCTTCGCTCTGATAGAATTCTTCAAATGCTTTCTTTAAGTTCTTGTTCTTCTTACGTGTATGTCTAGCTTCTGTGACTTTTTGTTTAGCTTTTTTATGGTGTTCTTCACCCCAAGTTCCACCACGATCAGAACCAGATTGTTCCGGTGCATCTTTGCCGGGAGAAGTAAACTTGGCAGCTACAGAAGCAGGAGGACGACCTCGTGGACCATCTTTAACTTTGCCACTCATGATAGCACGCATCATGCGGTACTGACGTCTTGACATTGATTTCGGCGTAGAATTACCCTACCTTTCGTTGAAATGGACCAGAATAGTGATTATTCTTGCTAATATTCTCGTGTGCCCACATTGGTTGTAAGTTAGATAAAGCCCAACTGTCTTTAAATCCCTGATCGTCCATAGAAGAAATCATCTGCAATTTTCCCATCATTTCATTATAACTGATGTTTCACCTTAACTTACTATACTCCCTGTATCTTCTCACCAGAGCCGACAATGAAGTCTCTTCGCACCAAAATTTGACTTGGAAGACGCCTTGCTTGCTTAACACCACCAATTAACTCCTGTGTAATCCTTAGTTCTCTGAGATTTTGCAGCACAACATATACAGGATGAGCAAAGTAGGCCCAACCAACTACTTCACCTCGTTCTAGAGTGCTATTATATGTTGGTTCTTTTCCTGGTATCCAGTGAATGTTACCACCTACAGTGATATCAAAATCGACTCCAGGGTAGTAAAACTTCTGTATATTAGCTGTAATAGAGGAGGCATACTCTACTTTGTCTACTGGATACCTAAGACTCTGGATACCTCCAATTCTGGGTTCATATCCTTTTAATTCCCAGAGTCGTACAGTGAAGTCCGGAAGTTCAAGTTTGTCATAGGTGTTGAAGTCGGCTTGTGTGCCATCTGGATATTCTGTAGGCATTGTAATCACTGCTGATCCAACTTCCCACACGCCGTGAGCTTCAAATGTCTTCTCTATTGAGTTTCCACTGAACACTCCCCATATCTCTTTAGCATCATAGTATATTAGACCAGAATCATCACAGAAGGAGCAGTCTGGTTGATGTGCTTGGAATGTAGTTGACTCTATGTTAAAGCATGGAATCGATTTGCGATGGATCATTCTTATCCCTCGCTGGGAGAGTAGTTGATCAAAACTTGCTCCTTTGATACTTGGATCTGGAAGCCATAGTGGCATTGGAGATGTAGTTGATATAGGTGAAGTTGCTGGGGCAATAGGATATGGTTGATTTGGGCGATCCATTGACATAATTTACTTCACCTCGCAAAGATTTATCTTTAATTATACCATCTAAGGTGTTGTCCCCAGACCAGCGATAATTTATCCTGTATAATCAATATATGGATCTGATTCGAATGGATGGTATTGATATATTAAAAATGATCATTGCTAATGATGGTGACTGCGGTTGG